GCAAGTTGGTAAAACACTAAACTTTAGTATCATCTATGGTGGTGGTACTCCTACAATCATGCGACAACTAGGCGTAGACTTTAAAGAAGCCAAACGATTGCTTAAGGCTTATCATGAGACTCGTCCGGGCATTGCAGAATTAAACAATCAAATAAGCGAAACTCTGAATAGCCGTGGGTATATTAGTAATTTGTATGGTCGTCGGCTACATGTCGAAGAGCACCATAAAGCACTCAACGCGCTCATTCAGGGTTCCGCTGCTGATCTTATGCGGGATGCCGTAGTTAAGGTCAGCACCTTTCTAGACAAGCATTGTGCTAGTCACATTGTCAATATCGTGCATGACGAAATTATTATTGATGCAGATAAAGCAGAGATTAGCCATCTTGTTACACATGTTCCCTACTTGATGGGGAATAAAATCGTAGAACAATTCGTTAGTATAGATACAGACTGCGAATGGTCTACTACTAACTGGGCTGATAAGGAGGAATACACATGGCAATTGACGACCCAGTAAATAGTCCGAAGCATTATACTCAGGGTAACATGGAAGTTATCACAGCCATTGAGGGTATGGGGCTTGACTATCATCAGGGTAATGTGGTAAAGTATGTGAGTCGGTATCGTTACAAGAATGGTATCGAAGACTTGCGTAAGGCTAAGTGGTACATTGATAGGCTGATCTATATTGAAGAGCAGCGAGCAATTACAAACAAGAGGAGTATGGTATGATTACATTGAAGTTGACTAGCCCTAACATGAAGCGACCAGAGGTAGCGGCAGTACAGAAGTTGCTGAAGGCTAAGGGTTATTACACTGGCAAGATTGATAGTATCTATGGTGAAGCGAGTGCTCGTGCTACCCGTAGTGCTAAGTGGGATCTTGGTTATGCTGAGAAGAATATTAATTCTAATTATGATGATCAGTTACATTCTTACCTGACTTTGGTGGGTACTAAGAAGCAGTCGCTTATGATGAAACAGCGAGCAAAGTCTCGTAGTAAGAAGTACGTTGGTGCTACTGCACTGGAGATTGCACAGCAGTTCATTGGTGTTAGTGAGCAGCCACCCAAGTCTAACAAGGTTATGTTTTCTAACTGGTATGGTATCACTGGTCCTTGGTGTGCAATGTTCGTAACGTATGCTTTCGTTGGTGCTAAGAGCAAGGCTTGGAAGCAGCATGAGCGTTACGCTTATTGTCCCTACGTGCTAGAGGACGCTAAGTATAATCGTAACTACCTTGCACTTGTGCCTGCTAATCAGGCTAAGTCTGGTGATGTAGTCCTCTTCGATTGGGACAATGATGGTATCGCTGATCACATTGGTATCGTTAACATGGCACCAATGAAGGCTACAAAGTTCACCACAATTGAAGGTAACACCTCTGGTACTAATCCGTCCGATGGTGGGATGGTTGCACACATGACACGCAACGTTAGTGATGTCATTGGTTTTGTCCGCGTAAATAATTAAGGAGAATAATGATTACAGAGGCTCATAAGAATTGGTTTGAGATTGAGAAGGGTATTACAGGTGAGACTCTTACTGCTTTCGGTATTCGTAGTGAGGACGCAGACTGGGTTGTGTTCCCCTACGAATCCGGAGACAAGAAGCGGTATATTGGTCCCGGTAAGCGCAAGTTTGTTTCAAAGGCTGGTTTGAAACTAGGCTTGTATCACGGACCGTTGGATGATTCCAAGGCGTATACGTTTCTTGTTGAGGGTGAGACTGACACGATGCGACTCTGGCAAGAGGGCATTAAGAATGTGTATGGTACTCCCGGCTTGTTTGGGGTGGACAAGGCGGAGACTGACATTCTAGACCAGTACGATACGGTGTATGTCGTATTGGATAATGATGCGGATTATAATACTGCGGCTAAAGGTGAGAAGTCGTGGCAAAAGATTCGTAGTCTGCTTGGTAGCAAGGCGCGTCGTGTCAGCCTCCCCGATAATGTCAAGGATATTGTAGAATTCTTCGAAGAGTATAGTATTGATACGTTCCGTGATGTTGTCAAGGATGCTAGTAGTGGTAATTATCATTATCAGAATCTTGATCTTAGTGTTCCCCCGCCACCATATGATTGGCTTGTAGAGGGTCTTATCTGTCGTGGTGACACTACGCTACTGGTTGGCGAACCTAACGTTGGTAAGTCTTGGATCAGCCTTAGTCTTGCTGTAAATATGGCTAATGGTTCTGATTCGTGGCTTGGTATGCCTATGCATGCTAGTGGTAAGGTCTTGTATATTGATGAGGAGAATCCACACGACGTTGTGTATAATCGTCTTCACAAGTTAGGTATGCACGACTTTGAGAATCTGCGCTACTTGCATCGTCAGGGCGTACGACTTGATCGTAACTTTGACAAGATCCTTGACGAGGCTATCACCTATCAGCCTAACATGATTGTACTAGACTCTCTTACACGTTTCCATACTCGTGACGAGAATAATGCTGGTGAGATGGCTGGCTTGTTCAACGATAGCATTAACGTGTTGTGTCGCGAGACTGGCGCAGCCGTCATTATCCTACATCATACTAATAAGAGCGAGTCTACTAGTAGTTATGTTCGTACTCGTGGCTCGTCAGATATTGGCGCAGCAGTTGATTGTGGCATCGAAGCCCGTAAAACTGGTGCTAACACCTTCAACCTTGTTCATTACAAGAGTCGTCGTACACAAGCCGGTGGCTTGACAAAAGTACAGATCCTTGATACAATGGACGGTAAGGTTGAACTTGTGACCACAAACGAAGCATTCTAAGGAGGTGAGTTTATGAGTGAAGATGTTATTGAGTATCCGTCTGCTATGCACGAGTTGATTTCGACTAATGATGAGAATTCGTTGGGTCGTGTTATTGCTGGTGTGCTAGAGTTTCTGACTGCTCGTGCTATCCTTGATGGTCCGTATTATATTACTACGGATGATCAGAAGGCTATCACGGTGTTCGCTGCTGATGATGAGGCTGAAAGCCTGCGAGAGTCGCTTCCAGAGCATTATAAGTCTTGGGAAGATCCTCTTAATGAGGAAGATTTTTTGACAAACGCTGATCCGGGGGATGAGCAAGATGAGTCTACCTCCGAATCGGAGTAAACAATGGAAAGATTGGGAGCGAGAAGTTGCTCGTGATCTTGGTGGAACACGGACGGGACCTCGAGGATTTGATGTTCCTGATGTGATTGATCTACCCGGAGAGTTCGCTCCGGAGTGTAAGTACCAGAAGCGCCTATCATTGAAAGATGCTGATCTTAAACAAGCCGATCACAATGCTAGAGGCAAGGAGTGGAGTCTCTTTCTACGAGAAGCGCGTACTGGTCGAAGGTTCGTAGTTGTACCATATAAGACATTCCTCAAAATGTGGGATGCGTATACTAAGGAGAATATTTAATGAGTGAGTATGTTACTATTGCTGGTATTGTTCAGTTTGATCCTCGTCAGCGTACTGCTGGTGATAAGCAGGTTCGTGACGTTGTAATTCGCGCTATTGGTTCTAACAAGAACTTTAGTGTTACTCTCTGGCCTGAGAAGGCTAACATCCCGATCAGCAAGGGTGACTTCCTTGTGTGTGACGGCAAGCACTCGCAGAGTGTTGGTCAGAACAAGGATGGTGAGCAGGTGACGTATAATAATCTGTCGGCTACGACGGTTATTCGTATCGCTGGTGAGGGTGCTGCTCCGGCTGCTCCTGTCGCTGCGGCTCCTGCTGCCACGGGCGACGACTTCCCCTTCTAATATGATTGACCCCGATAATACACGAGTCGGGGAATACGAGAAGGTTGTTGCTGCCGCTGCTTATAGGTTCCGTAAGGCAGCAGAATATGATGATTTGTATCAGGAGGGCATGATCGCTGTGTGGTTGTGTCCTCCTGATGCGGATCCACGGTATGTTAGTCAGGCTGTGTATAATAGATTAAAGAATTGGGTTCGGTTTGTAAAGCGCTTGCGTCACCAACATGCGGTTGATTATGAGGAGATCGTTGATGGTGTAGAAAAAGATAAGAATGATGAGGAGGTTGATGGTGATGGGATATACTACTGATATTGTAGAGAATCTTTTGCGTAGTTATTATACTCTTCAGCAGCATCCTGATTCTACTTTTTCTTATTACAAGTTGGATATTGATAATAGTTTGAAGGCTCTTAAGCGGCAGAGTGAAGTCTTGTATTTCACCGTGGTAAATGTGTTTGTGAATGGTGTGCCTATTCAAGACCAAGCATATAATGATGGTGTGACAACTCGTCAGGTTAATCGTAGGTTGCATGATGGGTTGCATGCTTTGACACTAATTATGAATGGAGGCGGTCTATGAGGCTGGTTGATACGAAGGATAAGAGTAGGTTTGAGTTCGGGTTGGATAAGCCTTTGCATTTGAAGGGTGATTGGGCGGTTACTGCTGATTGGCATGTGCCGTTGTATGATGCTCGTCTTGTGAATGAGTTTCTTCAGGAGGCTGTTGATTATAATAATCTTCTTATTGCTGGTGATTTTCTGAATGGTGACTCGTTGAGTCAGTATTATCCTAAACAGAAGAGCGCTGGTATTGAGAAGGAGTTGAGTGAGGCTCGGGATCTTATGGAGATTCTGTGTGCTAATTTTAAGAATGTGGTGTTCTTAAAGGGTAATCATGATTATCGGTATACTAAAAGTGCTGAGTATCGTGAGTCGTTTGTTGATAGTATGAAACAAGTGTTTGATGGTATTGATAAGAGTGGTTCTAAGTTGGTGTTCTCTAATCTTGATCATTGTTATTTGACGAGTAATAAGCAGAAGTATTTTATTGCTCATCCGACGACGTATTCTAAGAATCCTCTTAATAATCCGCTTGCTATTAGTGAGATTAAGAAGTGTCATACGCTGACTGCTCATACGCATCATTGCGCTATGGGCTGGGATGCTAGTGGCGAGTTTATTGTTGGAGAGTTGGGTGGTTTCTTTAATATTCAACAGACGGAGTATTTGCAGGGTACGACTGCGTATCCTAATTGGTGTAACGGGTATTGGTTTATCACGAATGGTAAGCCTGATATGGTGTCGTACGGTGCTCGTGGGTTGCGTGTGACGAGTAAGGCTCGCTAACTGATGGGGCTGTGGCGGAATTGGTAGACGCGCCGGACTTAAAATCCGTTACCTTTGGGTGTGAGGGTTCGATTCCCTCCAGCCCTACTAGTTATAATTTGAAAGAGTTTATGGAAAGGTTAGATATGATGAGTTTGCCAACTGATTATCAAACATTCATTGCTACGAGTCGTTATGCTCGTTGGCTTGATGATGAGAATCGTAGAGAGTATTGGCCTGAAACGGTTAATCGTTATGTAGAGTTTATGGAGCAGCATCTTAAGGTTAATCATAATTATAAGATGCCTGCTGAGTTGAAGGCAGAGTTGCTTGATGCTATTATTGGGCTTGAGGTTATGCCTAGTATGCGAGCACTTATGACTGCTGGTCCTGCGTTGCAGCGTGAGAATGTGGCTGGGTATAATTGTTCGTATACGCCTATTAATCATCCTCGTTGTTTTGATGAGATTCTGTATATCCTTATGAATGGTGTGGGTGTTGGTTTTTCTGTTGAGCGTGATGAAATTAATCAGTTGCCTGTGGTGAATGAGCACTTTGAGGATAGTACTACTATTATTACTGTGGCTGATTCTAAGGCTGGTTGGGCTAGGGCGCTTCGTGAGTTGATCGCTATGTTATATGCTGGTCAGAAGCCTAGCATTGATTACTTTCTGGTTCGTCCCGCTGGCAGTAGGCTCAAGACGTTTGGTGGTAGGGCTAGTGGTCCTGCGCCCCTAGAGGACTTGTTTATCTTTACGACTAAGTTGTTTGAGCAGGCTGCTGGTCGTCGTCTTACTAGTTTGGAGTGTCATGATCTTGTATGTAAGATTGCTGAAGTGGTCGTGGTTGGTGGAGTTAGGCGCTCAGCCCTCATTAGTCTATCCAATCTATCCGATGGACGTATGCGTAACGCGAAGTCTGGACAATGGTGGGAAGACAATCAGCAACGGGCGCTTGCAAATAATAGTGTTGCGTACTCGGAAAAGCCGGGTATGGATGCGTTCATGGAAGAATGGCTAAGCCTATACCAGTCTAAATCTGGTGAGCGTGGTATCTTTAATCGTGAGGCTGCAATCAAGCAGGCTGCAAAGAATGGGAGGCGTGATACTGAGTATGCGTTTGGCACTAATCCATGCTCTGAGATTATTCTACGTCCGCACCAGTTTTGTAATCTTACTGAGGTTGTGGTTCGTGCAGATGATAGTCTTGACGCACTTAAGCGTAAGGTTCGGTTGGCTACGATTCTTGGTACGATGCAGGCTACTCTCACAGACTTTAAGTATTTGCGTAAGGTGTGGAAGCAGAACACGGAAGAGGAGCGTCTGCTTGGTGTGTCGCTCACGGGAATCTTCGACTCTAAGTGGTTGACGGGTAATGGTACGATGCAGATCGCGCCTAATCTTAAGGAGATGCGAGAAGTTGCAATTAAAACTAATAGTGATTTCGCTAAGGCTCTCAAGATTCCGCAGTCTACTGCTATTACTTGTGTCAAGCCTAGCGGTACTGTGTCGCAACTTGTGGATTCCGCTAGTGGTATTCATCCTCGCTACGCTCCTTATTATATTAGGCGTGTCCGTGGAGATATCAAGGATCCTCTCACACGCTTCTTAGAAGCCTCTGGAGTGCCTTGTGAGCCTGATGTAACTAATCCTGAGATCATGGTCTTCTCGTTCCCTCAGAAGGCTCCTACGACCCGTAAAAAGGCTTTCACGGCTATTGATCATCTAGAGTTGTGGAAGGCGTATCAGGATGCTTGGTGCGAGCACAAGCCTAGTATCACGGTTAGTGTTGAGGAGCACGAGTGGATGGAAGTTGGTGCTTGGGTATACGAGAACTTTGATAGTGTGTCTGGTATCTCATTCTTGCCTAAGTCTGATCATACTTATCGTCAGGCTCCTTACGAGGAGATCACTAAGGAAGAGTACGAGTCTCTGGTAGAGGCTTCTCCAAAGAGTATTGATTGGAGCCAACTTAGTGATTACGAGTTGGAGGACAATACTGATTCTAGTCAAACTCTGGCTTGTACAGCAGACGGATGTGAGGTGGTAAACATTGGGAACTCTTAGTATGGTAATCGTGGCAGCAAGTCTGCTTATCCCTATGCCTAAAATGAAGCAGGAGTATCCTCCTACTTGAAAGATGCTAGTTAAGATTGCTCAGTGCGAACAGCCCGGTAAAGGTTGGATGGGTATTGCTTGGAAGCAGAATTATAATTATAGTTTTGCTGGTGGTATGGGCATGACTAATCAGAACTGGGATGACTTCAAACGTAAGGGCCAGCCTGATAGCATGCACCATGCTAGTATCAAAGAACAATTGTGGGCTGCTCATAGGCTAGCAATGTGGGTCAAACGAGAGTATGGTAATCCTTGGCTAGCATGGGATTGTTATACTAATGGACACATGAAATAAAAAAGGGGACTATCTAGTACAATGTACCGGATAGTCCCCTTTAGTATTACATTCCCATTCGCTGAATCATATCAGCAATAGTAAATCCTTTATACTTAGGATTATTTTCTAATGCCCAATTCATAATATCAATTGAGTTTCTAGGAAGTTTGCCTGCCTTACGCATATCTACTTCTAGCCTGTTTAATTCTCCGCTCATAAACCCAGCAGGGTTTCTAGGACCTCCAAGTTCAGGAGGTTTACCAGTTTTATGATAAGCAACAACAAAAGCGTCTTCGTTAGGTAACTTTAATTCGCCAGACTCAACAGCATCAATATAAGCCCTATTCATAGGATTATATTTCCAAGACTCTAAAAACTCTCTCACATCTTCTTTGCCAAGACCTTTTCCAGAACCTTGTTTTCTACTAGTAGTTTTATTAACTTGTTTTTGAATCCTATCTAATTCTGTACGCATTCTACCGCCGACTTTCACGGGAGCATCTAAATTAAAGATAGACTTTAAACTTGCTGCCTCAGCATTATCTGGTTGTAACTCATTATAACCAGCATACGCTCCAGCACCAGCAGCCAAACCACCAGCAATCCTAGCAGGACGAGGAGCCATACTAGCCGCCTTAACACCCATACTACCGGCCTTACCAGCAATCTTAAGGCCCTTCAAAAAACTACCCGGACTAAACCAAGCAGCAGTATCAATAACATCACCATAAGTAGTATCACTAGTAAAATCAGGACCAATGGCTTCCTTAGCCATAGCCTTCTCTTCATTAGACTTAAGTTGATCAGCATAAAACTTATTACCAGCAATACGCCGCTCATCATCAGACATATTAACCATAGCACCACGAGCACCATAAGTAAAACGAGCATTACTAGGAGCCGTAATCTCATCTAAAACACTCTGAGACAAACGATTACCAGCAGTCTCATCACCAGTAACAGCCTCAACAACACGACCAGCAACCTTCACAGGACTCTGGACAATACCACCAACAAGCATAGCATTAAACAAAGTAGGATTATTTTTAGCCATACTAGCAATCTCACTCGTCGTAGCCCCACCAGTAGGCTGCTTCATACCCTTATACTTACCACCAGTCGCTTTAGCAACATACGGACCAGCCATTAAATTATTAAGCCTAGAACCGCTCTCAAAAGCCTGATTAATAGCCTTCTCCTCATTACGATACTTCTTGCCTTGCTGAGCCATAAAAGTAGACAATGCTTGTTGACGATCCTTACGCTTAGAACCTTTAAACTCTTTAGCAACATCCTTACCAAAAGCAGAAGTCTGCCCTAAAACAAAATCTTCTCCACCACTCATATTACCGTAAGGCATAAAACACCCCCTACCAGTTTACGCCAAACAGATCATCAACCTTAGACTGCATCTGCGTATCAGGACCCATCACACGTTGCTTAGGCGGCGAAGCATAAAACTTACCCGGAACAGGCTTCTTCTTTTCTGCCTGCTTCTTAGCAAGATCACGAGCAACAGCCTTATAAGTAGCCTTCTTCTTAGGCATATTATCCACAGTACGACCAGTACTAGGAAGCCCCTCGCTAGGATGCGGAGTATACTTAGTCTTCATTAAATCACTAGTAGAAGCACTAAACTTAGAACTACCACCCTTATAAGTAAGCCCAGTATTCTTAGCCGCCTTACCAACCTTACCTAAATCACTAATCCAACTCATGCTACACTCTCCTTAAAATAACTTACCAAGTTTGCCAACAACCATAGTACCCTTAGGAGGCTTAGGACGCAGCACAGGCTTATTATTATACCCTAATTCAGTACCAAGGCGCTGACCAAACTCGCCAATAATCTCGCCCTTAATTGTGTTATATTTACGACTAGGCTTACCCGCAAAACGACCACCACGATCACTTTCAGCAAGCCTCTTAGTAAGCCCCGTCAAACCACGACTAACATTACGCTGTCCCTGCGAACCCATACCATATTCTGTATCAACAAAAGCGCGAGTAGTTTCACTAAGAGCCTTAGTGGCCTTAATAGGACTAATACCCTTACGCTTAGCAAACTGACGAGCAGCCATGCTAGCACGACGATACTTAGCCTTATTTACTTTAGTATCATCAATATCTGCTTCTTTATTAGAACCATAACCCGGCATGTTCATCTCACTATGAGTAACATCTGTCAAACGGCCCATAATTAAACCCCCTTAGAAGCATACTGCTTCGTCATATTATAAATAGCACTAAGAAGCGCAGCAACACCAGCCACAATAGCAGGCTTAGCGTCCTCCACACTATCAATATTCTCAACACCCGTCACAAGAATAACAGCAACAAATGCCTGAACAAACGTAAGCAACATACGCTTACCAATATCCATCCAATCCATTATAATCTCCTTTAAATAGCCTGAGTAACAAACCAAACAACAGCAGCAAGAATGCCACCACTAATAACACTAGTCGCAATCACAGTCTGCATACGCTTACCCTCTGCAACACCATCCCACTTAGCATTCTCTATCTCTAATTCGGTAACACGACCATTAGTCCGCTTAACCTCAGTATGAATCTGATTAAGAGTGGCTTCTAAATGCTCTAACTTAACAAGAATAACCTCAACACTATCATTACTCATTACATCTTAGCCTCCCATCAGACTTAATTGTTTAGCCAGCCCAGTTTTAGGACGCTCGTCCATAATTTTAGACAACACTAATTCGATTTGTAAAGGATCAAAGCCTTGTGCTTCAGCCGCAGGAAGCCAAACTTCCATAACATAATCATAACGACGCTTCCACTCAGAAGCAGCATTAGCAGCCTGCTCAGCCCTAGACTTCTTACCGTCATTATTAATAACCTGTAACACCATAGCGCCTACCGCATCCTTACGAGTACCCATAGGAAGCGTAGTAGGATTCATATAATACGACTTAACGCCCATAGCACTAAGCACACGCTGAGTAGGATTAGCCGCATTAGTAGAACGCATTTTAGGAATTTTAAGTTTCCAAGTAGCCTCAGGATCATTAGGATCATAATTTTTAAGAATATCAGGAGCATTCTCAACAGCCGCATACTTATTACTAAGCGCATCCTCCTCATACTCCTTATACTTAGCCAACTCCATAAGTTTCGAAGGATAAGTAGCCTTATAAAAATTACCAATAATATTCTGACCAGTACCAAGAATACCAGTAGTATCCGTATTCTCTTCTCTTAACGCTTCCCAATCAATATTACCAGTACGAGGATCAACATGAAGCGTATCCTTAATCATCTGGTTAAGATAAGGATTAGTAAAATCAAAAATATTATTATTAGACTCTGCACCAGTAAGATGCCCAAACGCTGCCATACCCATTTCTCCAGCAGTACCAAACGGACTAAGAGCATTACCATCAATACGAAAATCATCATCAGTAATATCAAACATATCCTTAATAACACGAGGAACAGGAATAGTACCCATCATCCACTCAGGGACACCCTGCTCAAGATTCTGCTGATACCCTTGCTGACCAATATTATACAACACATTAGTTGTAATAGGCTTATCAACAAGCATACGATACGAGAACGTAGCCGAATGACGCTGCCAAGCATAAAATGGCATAACAACATTACGCATCAACTGCTCAGTAGGATTAAAATAATGATAATTACCAGATACCGTATTTGTCATATAACGCATACGATGCTTAAGATTAGCATTAAAGAACGGGGAACCACGATCTAACAACAAGTCAGTCGCAGCCTCAAACGGAGTAATAGCATCATCACCCTCACGAATATTACCATGCCAATCAACGCCACTATTAATATACGCTTTAACCTCAGGGCCACGCATAAACGATTGAAAACCATCATCATTCCGTAAGAATTGCATCGCAACATTACGACGCATCATCTCCTCCCACGCACCAACAACAGTATAACCACCATGCCACACATTTTTCTTAAACCAATTAGGCTGCTTAGCAGCACCAGCAATACCAGCCTCCTGCCTATACACATTATGCTCATTCTCATAAGCAACACTACGAGCAACAGCCTCACTCTCATTCTTAAAATGAGTAAGTTGAAGAGTAAAAGCATCATTATTAAAACGCTTAACAATACTTTCACGAGCCATCTTCTGAACAACACTAGCAAGAATACGCGGAGCAACACTAGGATTATACATAAGCATCATAGCCGTACCGCCAATAACATTATTAGCAATAAAACCCGGATTAGCATTAAGCACAAACCATTTCATAAGATTACCCCAACCCTTAATAGCCGTAGCATTAAGGATACGCGCACTAAGATTATCTGCCTCAAGAGTCATCTGAGCAAGATCCTTATAAGCCCGATTAGGAATCGCAAGAACCATACCATCACGAGGAATATCCTCAGGCCTACTAAACTCACGATTAATCCAAGAAGCAACAGTAGAATGCTTACCAAGATCCTCCTGAATAGCCTCATTAACCCAATCATGCATACCACCGCGCACAAGAAACTCTGGCTCACCATTAGGACCAATCCTAACACCAAGACCATTATTAACATCAAGCGTAGTCTCAATAGGAGAAATCGTACCATCAGAATACGCCATAAGAGCCTGCTCAGCCTCCTTACTAACACCACGAAGACGAGCAAAATCAAGAGCATCAGCAGCATTATCAAACGGCCTCACATTATGAAGCACATGATAACCCGACTCCTTAGCACTCTTACCAACAACCTGACTAGCAGGAACAAGCACAGCCTGAGACTCTGCAAGACTACGAAGATCACGCTCAACACGATTCTTCATATAATGAACCTGAGATTGAAGAACACGACTAAGCGCATGTTGACGCATACCAGACTCAGCAACACGATGCTCATTACCAATCATCTGCTCATTTTGACGAACACCACGCAAACCAGTATCATTAATCTTTTCAGAATAAAAACGAGCCTTAGGATAAACACTACTCATAGCATTTAAAGCACCAGTATACAATAATTCTTTACCAACATCAGGCGACTCTAAAACAACAGCACCCTTACCCTTTTTCTTAGCAGAAAAGAAAACCTTAGGAAGAACATAAACCTCATTAGGATCAATAATCCTACCATTATAAACACGACCCTTATCAATTTCATGACGAAGAGTCGGAATATGAAAAGCAACAAAATCATTACCAACATCAACAGCAGCCTGCACAAGAACAGGACGACCAATAGTACCATGTGATCCCATACCATCTACAAACATACCAATACGATTAAGCGCCTCAACTGCCTGAACCATCTCATCCTTACGCTGCTTACGCAAATTAACATTAGCAATAGAATCAAAAACAGTACCAGTTTCCTCAGCATTCTGAGCCAAATCAATAAGAGCCTCACGATCACCACGCTTAGCAAGCCCAGTCAACAATAAGTTAGTATTAACACGAAGAACCTTAGTCGTATACTTACCAATACGACCCTTATTCCCCTCCTTACCAAACAACTTAGTAGCACTTAAACGAAGACCATCCATAGCCTCCGAATACAATAACTTAAGATGCTCAATACTTTGAGGAGTAGTATCATCATGCACAATACGAGAACGCACAGCCTGATCCTGTTTATCTAACCTACGCCACAAATCAACAGCAATATCTAACTCTTTACTATCATCCTTATGCGTAGGATCCGCAAGACGTTGCTGCAAATCAGTTAAATCTTGATCAAACATCTCATCAAACGACTCAGCCGCTTTCTGAACATCATCAATCTCATTATCAAGAAGATCATTAAGAGCCTTTTGAAGATTCTGAAGATCAACTTGAGCGCCACGAACAATCTCGCCAGTAACCTTATCGCGTGGAAGTTTATTAATTTTATCTTGAATCTGCTGACGCTGAATAGCAGGAGACTGCAAAGGATTCTTACCCTCGCCGCCCATAAGACTAGCCACCATCGCACGACGCATGCTCGGACGCAAATCCGCCTCGTCATCAATCTGCTTCAAACGAGTAGCCCGTTGCAACTCGGTCGCAACATCACCATACTCATAAATAGCCTCAGTCTTAATAGCCTTAGTATAATTATAACGATACGACAACAAAGGCATATCAATAAACTTAGTACCAATCCTACCAGTATACCCTTCCTTACTACTAGCAGCAAGAGCAGCCTTATCAACACCACGACCAACCCAAAAGAAGGCTTCTTTCATGCCACGCATAATAGGACTAGCAGGAAGACGAATAATAGCATTATCATTAGCCGCAAGCACACTCTCAGGCTTAGCAAGTACCTTAGTACGAGGCTCAAACAAAGCACTAGTACGAATACTAAACGACTTATCAGCACCATTAAACTCGTAACCCATCGCTCGCCAACGACCTAACTCAGCCTGACTAAGCGCATCACCATTAATAGCATTACGCACAGTACGCCTAAACGTACGCGCACTAGGAGCCTGATCAATCTTAGCCTGAAGATCAAGAACATCCTGCTCCGCACGAGCAAGCGCCTCCTCACGAAGTTTCTTATCAAGCGCCTTAGCCTTATCAGCCTCCGACTGAGCCTTACGCGCAGCCTTAAGAACAGTATCCGCCTCTTGAATAGTAACATCATCAACATCAGCACCCTGACGCACAGCAGAAGCAACATTCTCTGCCTCACGCACACGTTGGCGCTCAAGAACAATCTGAGCAGCCTCACGAATAGCACCCTCATCAACAACATCCATAAGATCCGGGTTACGCTCAAGCGAATCCATAAGGTCTTGTGCAGCAGCAACACGATTAGGAGCCTTATACTCCGAATACACACCGCCCCGCGCTCGAATCTTAGCCTCCTGCAATGCGGCCTCATCAGCAGCCTTTAAACCAACTTTACCAGTCAATCGGCCAGTCCGCGCAGCAACACTAGCAACAGCACCCGCCTTAGCGCCCCAACCAACCACAGGCGCAATATCAAGGATATCTAAAACAAGCGCACTAGGATCATTATTAATCTTTTCACCAAAACGATCATAAGAAGTAGGATCAGAAAGACCATCAAGCCACGAACGATCTTTACCCTCAGCATCCTTAGCAAAAGGATCATAATACCGTTGAGCATAATCTGCCCAAATAGCATCGCCCATCTTAAAATCAATATCCTCGCCCCAACCATAATCATCCTTAACAGCCCACTTAGCGGTTTCCTTACCAGCAAGATACGCCTCATCACTTAAAAGCGTAATACCAGCAGGTAAACCAAGCCCCATACGAGCAACACCACGAAGAGTGTTACCAGTCAAACCAATAAGACCATACTGACTCCACGGATGAGAAGCCTTATCAGACCAATACGTTTTACGACCACGAAGAATATCAGACTCAGCCAAACCATTCATATAATCTAACGCTTGCGCGGTTTTCTTAGCACCAGCCTCAGAAGAACCTAAAGCATTACCAAACACACCCGCCGTCGGACCCATAACAGTAGTAGCACCAAGACCAGCAATAATACCCGTAGCAACACTAGAATACTGCGACTGCTCTTCACCACCAAGAGACTTAGCAACCGCATCAATAATACGCGGTACCTCATTCAAACTAGCCTCTAACTCTTTAACCTTATCAGGATTATACTTAGCACGAGTAGACTTAATCTTATACTCATTATAACCAGCATACTCCAACGCCTTAGCACTAAGAACAGGACTATTAACCTCTTCACCAATCTTAGCAAGATCCTTAGAAACACTCAAAGCAGTCTTAACAAGATCATTCTGATATGTTACATTAACATCATCAGAACGAATCTTCTGATTATTAGTATTAAAAAGAATACCATACTTAGAGCCGACCTTAGGCAATGCACCATAACGATCAGTATACTTCTCTCCACCAGCGCCATACTTATCACCAAAAGCAGTATACAACCCAAGAAGAGCATTATACTTAGTCTTACCCGGAACAAGCGGAGTAGCAGCCATAAGACTCTTAAGAGTACCCGGATCATAATTCGTAAGAATATTAAGTTGTGGAATACGCTGATTACTACGCAAACGCTCAAGAGCATACACCTGCTGCCAATTCTGACCCAACAAACCAAGAGTCTGCTTATCAGCCGAACGACCAAACACACCAGTATAACCATACTCGGAAAGTTTCATCGCCTCTTCAAACGAGTACTTAGGCTCCTTAAAACTATTAGTATACTCGTAACGCTTAGCACTAGGTCGCCAAACAACCAGAGGATCTTTCTTAATCTTAGAATAATCCACAGGTTTAGGTTTAACCCAAGTATTAGTAGTAGCATTATAAGTAGCAGACGGACCACTCTGCAAAGGAAGACTCTCATTAACAGGAGAATTAACCCACTTGTTTTTCTTAGGATCCCAAACAGCCATACAAACCTCTCAATCCATAACGCAGGGACGTTGCATAAAGCAGCCTCGTTATATTAAAATAAAATTATTAGGGCTTAACACCATACTGAGCAAACCAAGGAAGACTTGGGTTTTGCTGACGGGCATTAACAATTTCTCTAATAGCCGGAATATACCCCGGCTGACCCGGAACACCAATACCCTGACCACGAGCCGTACCAGCACTAGCCTCCGCAGTCGGCGTAGAACTAGCAGGATTAGTAGAACCACCACCCCCACTAGAACCACCAGTAGGAATTAAACTATTAAAACTACTAAACGTAGACAACCAATCAGCCATCGTCTTACGACGATTAGCGCGACTACTAGCAGCACCCTCACGAGCAGCAGAACGCTTAGTATCCGCACTCTGACGAGCAGCAAGCATACTATTAGACCTTTCAACCGCAAGACTAGCCATTAAATCAGCAACATTCTGATTCTGAAGATTAACAAGACCACCCATATTAGCGGCAGCATCCTCAGTAGCCATAGGCGACAAACCACCAAGCATAGCATTAATATTAGCAGCCGCACCACTTACATTACTAGCAGCAGTAGGAATACCAGCATACGCAGGAGCATAATACTCTCCAATCTGCTTTTCTAACTCTTTAACCGTAGGAACCCTACCAGCCTCACGCCGATAAAAATTCTCTAACTCACGATCAGCATTAGCGATACCACGCTGATACTGTTGTGCCATAGCATAAGCATCTTCTTTACTAGTAGGAGCCTTAAACCCCTTACCCTGTTTCTTAGCCATACTAACCTACTTTCTTCTTCCAGCCCTTGCCGTCATAAACCCAACTGACACCACCCGGACCTTTATATTGAGCATTTTTCTTAGGATTCTTAGGAGGATTACCTCCCGGTTTGCCATACCCAAACTGTCGTTCAACAGACGTAGGATTCGTAGCATAAGCCTCCGCGGTTTTATCAGCCGCAGACTGAATATTCGCTTGAATAGTATTAGTCATCGTAGTATAATCACCAAGATAACCACTCTGAACATTAGCCAAAGTCCTTTCAAACTCTTGCTTAGCCTGATTAGCAGCAGCACCAGTCTTATACTCTGCTACCTGCCTACGCTGTGCAGCCAAACCACCCGTAAGGCCAGCCTGAGCCGACTGCTCAACAGCCATCATCTCTGCATCACTACCACCCCTACGAATATCAGCAAGAGCACCAACAGAACCCTCCTGCATAAGGCCACCACCCTGACCCTGAAGAATTTTTTGAGGATCCCAAGCGCTAGAAGCAGCACTAGTAGTATAATTACCAGAACCATCATTCATAGTATACCCGTATTGTCTAAACAAGTCTCTCGTAGTCTGTGATGCTTGCATACCAGCCAAAGCAAAAGCATCCCTTGCAATACGATTTTGTTCAATAAGATTATCAGCCATAATAATCCTTAAAACTTAATGATATAGTTAAGAGTGATATAAGGTTGTAGGTTAGTGTGCGAACTAGCAGCGTTAGCCGCAGTATTATTATTAACGGTAACAGTATGCGCGTGGGTAGGATCAGAGATACTATGTCCGTGAGCACCACCATTATAAACGCTTACACTAGTTCCATAAGTTACTGCTGTACCTACGCCGGGAGAAAAACCGTTCCAAGGACCACCACTACCATTTGATCTCGAAATATAACCAGTAATACTCGTGCTACCTGCCGCCGGATGACTATGATCTCCTGTAGCAACTACTGAAATTCCTGTACCATTACTAGTAACTGTATTAGTATGCCCATGAGCCGGAACTCCTGATTCTGCGGAAGTAAGCGTAACGCTCTTACTACCACCCTTTTCATTAAGAGCATCAAACTCTGTATCAGCAGACTTACCAACAGGCACACGACCACTCATATCAGGCAGAAGAAACGTATTAGAACCATCACCAGCACCATAAGTCTCACCAATAATATCAAACAAACCATTATAAGTATTACGACTAACCTCAGCACCATTACACAACAACCAACCACTAGGAGCCGTAGTACCAGCAAAAGGAGTAATCATACCAGCAGGAAGAATCTGAGTAGTCAAACCAGCATCAAGTTTAGCCGCCGTAACCTGACCATCAAGAATATTAGCCGTAGTAACACTATTATCAGCCAACTTAGCAGCAGTAACACTATCATCAGCCAACTTAGCCGTAGTAACGGCACCAGTATTAATCTTACTCGTAGTAACCGCATTATTAATAATCTTAGCCTCAATAATAGCATCAGACGCAATATTAGCAGCCGCAACTAAACCAGCC